TCCCCGCCGAAGGCCGCGCCCGCGAATACCAGCACGTCGCTGAGATCGCACGTCCTATCCAGCAGGACGGCGGCGGTTTTCAGGATCATCGCCCATGTGGCCACTGCCGTGAGCATCCACAGGCAGTAGTACACAAGCTCGCGGGCCATACGGCCCTTTGTCCATCGTTTCTTGTCTCTGCGCATCAGCCCAGCCCCAGCTTTGCCAGCGCAAATCCAATCAGTCCTGCAAGGATTGCCGTGATAACTCCCTTCACGACCGCCTCCCAGCGGCTTCCCGGCAGCGCCTTGATGCTTTTTACATCGGCCTTGATCTCATTCACGTTTTCCTCGATCGCCTCCTGTTTGGTAGCCAGGACCTCCACCGAGGTTGCCAGCTGATGCAGCGCCCTGTTGTCTGCCTCCAGCTCGTCGATCCTGTGCGAGTTGCTCTTGCATCGCGCCTCCACGGAGGCGATCTGCGCCTGAATTCCATCATCCATCTTGATACTCCTTTCAAAGCTTTCTATTTCGCACTCCGGGCAGACCATCCGCCCCTCCGGGATCGTCTGTCCGCAGCATACGCATGTATCCATCAACTGATCTCCTCATTGATCGTCGCAATTACCGCCGACGCATCCGTGCAGATCAACGATACGCGGATGTAGTGTTCCGTTGTAGCCTTCACCGTGACGATATTGCCGCTGTTCGCAAACGTCATACCGTTCCAAGTAAGCCCGCTATGCAGATATGTCGCCGTGTTGAACGTTCCATTTGCATTGTGCAGCGCGATTGCACTGTAACTATCATTCGACGCGGGTAGGCTTGCACCCTTGATGCGGAGCGTATCTCCCGCTTTCAGGTGAATCAGACTTGCTGCATCTTCGTTGGCACCGATTGCCGCATATCCATTCTGCGCTCGATTTGCGCCGCTCGACGTGCTCAGTCGCGTATTTGCAGATATCCCGATGGTATCAATGATGTTCGTGATCGCTGCCGCGCAGGTAATCACGATGTTGCCCGTTGCCTTGGCAATTGTGATCGTGCTGCCGGAAACCGCAGACGCGGAAATATCCGTTCCGCCCATCGTGACAGTGATCGTGCCAAGTTTCTTGAAAGTCCCCGTCGGGGAGAGCGTCGTGGTGTAGGCCGTACCTTCGGCAATGGTATTCGCCGTGTTGGACGATGCGCAATTGGTGAGATTCCGCGTGATGGTGTAATTCACCGACGGTGCAGATGCCGCCGCAGTGATCGTCACTTCTCCCGTCACCTTCGGAATGCTGATAACCCCACCTGAGACTGCCGTGGATGTGATATCCACACCACCCATCGTAACAACAATGCTGTCCAGGTTTTTTCCGCTTTCCGGCGTGATAGTCGCAGTGTACGCCTCGCCGTAATCCACCTGAGACGCGGCGTTGCTGATCGTGCAGCCTGTGAGATTTTTGGTGATGCTCTGATACCAGTGCAGCGTCTCGGGCGTTCCGTTGATCATAGCCGCGCGGTAAGCGTTGATATCAGCCATCGACATTCCGCACGTTCCAACGGCAAAATGTACGCACTTATCGCGGAACGTGTCGCCGGGAACGGCGTTGATCGCATTGATAAGCCCCTTCCAGTCCGATTCATTCCTTCGCCGCGCATTCGCATCCGACCCAGAGCCGGAATAAAATGTAGTAAGCTCATAGTCCTTGTCGATGTTGCTTTGGCTCATACCGAGCAGCCCTTCAAGAACACAAGCCAGCGTACCGGTTCTGTCCGCGCCTGCCGTGCAGTGGAAATACACCGGCTCCCTATGCGTTACAGCATCGATCACGCAGCGGAGGTAAGCCTGCCATGTCGCTACCGGTGTCAGAGCGTACCATGCATATTGCTGGGTGCGCGTGTACCATACATCGCTCCCAAGCGGAGATTCTTCCATATCCGGCTCGTCGCCGGAGCCGCCTCCCTCTCGGCCTCGCAGATCAAGATCGTGTTGAACACCAAGTTCTCCCACGAGCACTGCTCGATCTGCCGCGGCCAATTTCCCGCCTCGAATCAGCAGCCCGTATTTCACAGTGCCTCCGTCGCAAGCCCATCCGCCGAGATCGCGCACATTCCACGCTTCTGCGGAGTTATCCCGCGTCCGAATCCACCGCAGCGCATCAAGCGGTTTCAGCGTCCCCGCAGCATTGGTCCCGGCAAAAGGCGTGAGGACATTTGGCACTTCGTTGTAGTGCGTCACCCCGCCCGCCTCCTGCCCGATAGGCTTGTAATTGCTCACAACTGCCGTCGCGGGCGCATAGGATGCGATCTGGGAAACGCTGTAGTCATTGGGATCGTATACCACATTTGCGAGGTAGTTCCGCACCAGCTCCGGGCATTGATGCCATTCCAAGGCTTCCATAGCGCCGCCTGATACATCCACCCTCAAGGTTTTCCCGCCAAGTGTCAACGGCTTCCCATCTTTGTAAAGCGTTTTTAATGCCATACTCTCACCTCACGCTTTCAGCAGCTCTGCCTCAAGGCACTTGCTGAATTTCCGCACCGCCGGGGTATCGTTCGTGTAGTATGTCACACCGCCGCGCACAACCGGCCATCGCAGGTGAACGCCATCGGTGTACATCATACTTTTGACGATGCCGCTGTCCTCGGCCATGTTGACGCGCCGTACGCCGTACTTCTTGAGGATCGGTACGACCGCATCCAGATACGCCTGCTGCGTGGCTGGTGCCTCTCCGTTCGCGCCGCTGCGGATGTTCGGCAAAATTACGACAATGCTTGCCTCGGGGAATCGCGTTTGCAGCTGCTCGATGCACCACTTGATCGCGCCGCAGCTGGTCGTCGCCGTCTCGCTGGCTTTGTCTTCCGCTGTGCCGATGTGGGTGTAGCCGGAAAGGATATCATTCGTGCCGTATTCCAGCACGATATAATCGAATTCGTCCGTTCCGTCGATCAGCTTGCGCACCATCGCCGTCGCGCCATTTGGCCGCTCGGTCGTGGAGTACCACCATTGCGCTCCGTGTCCGGCGCACCACCACTTGATCTTATACTTCCGGGCAATCAGCGCGAACCATCCGGAGCCTTTGTAGGTTTTCCCGTCATCGCCAGTCAGCGCCGTATCCCGCAAGACATTTTCCATCCAGCGGTCATTGTATGCACTGGTGATAAACGAACACGCGCTCTGCTCCGTCAGACTGTCGCCAAGGACGGCGACCTTCGCCCCGACAAGCTTCGAAACTGCCTGATACAGCGAGGCATACATGAGCTTATTACAGCTCTCGTCAATGTCGAAAAGCTCTGCCTGTGCCGTCTGATACCATGCATCATAATCTTCAAACGGTACGTTCTGTGCGCACCATTTTCCGTCCGTCCCCATGGTTTTGTTGATCCACGCAAGTGCATCCTCAACGGAGCCGTTGTTTGCTGCCGGGATGGCGTTGAAACTTTGCGGTAGATACATCGCCTTTGCCGTTGTTGCGGATTCCGGCACGGTATACGCCTTTGTCGTATCATCCTTTTCGATTGTTCCAATCGGCGCGATTGCGCCATATTGGTTTTCCGGGAGCGCGGCAAGCAGCTGCGGCTTCTGGTACGCGCCGTTTGGAGACATATTAAAATTGCAGTAGATCGTATCGCCAGCCTTGCACGGCACGACCACGCCGATGGAGCCGTAGGATACTGCGCCGGAGCCTACACTGTTGCAAAAGTACGGCTTGCTGCCGTAGATGTGCTTGCCGTACCCGAGCTTCTCGACGGAGACACTGCCGTCCTGTACGGTCGTCGTCGCCTCCGGATGCTCCGTCAGCCAAGTGTTCACGGCAGTGTTTACCTGTGCATCGGTCGGGCCAGGGAGCGGTTCGCCAACCTGCACCTCCTGTCCGCCTGCGATCACTTCCTCTGCGATCTGCGTTTTGTCCGCACGAGTGAGTACATAATCGTCACCAGCAGGCCCCTGTGGGCCGGTTGCACCCTGTGGGCCGGTCGCACCTTGAGGCCCAGTCGCACCCTGTGGGCCAGTTGGGCCGGTGTCGCCCTGCGGGCCTTTGATGTTGACGGGCGCTGGGTTGGCCTTGCCGCCGTCGTTCGTCCAGCTCAGATCGCCCGCAGCGGAGACGGACGGCGTGAATGTCGTGCCGGCTGCGCCCTTGAGATCGGCAATGGCAATGAGGTTTTCCCACGTCGCGCCGCCGTCGTTGCTGTACTGGATGTAGCCATCCGCGACGCGCATATCGATGGTGCCCGCGCCTCCGGAGCCTCCGCCAGAGCGTGCCGCCTCGTTGATCGCGGCAACAAGGTTATCCTTTGCCTTTGTCGTCAGTTTGGAAAGATCTCCGATCTGGCTCTGGATCGCGTCAAACCAGCGCTTGGGCGGCTCGTCCGGCGGCTCTGCGCCTGCATGGAGCGACGGAACGCACACCGTGTCGTAGATGCAGGATTTCACAAGGATGTCCTCTACGCGCCACTGGAGCTGCGCCTTGCCATATCCTGAGTATTCGACGTCCGATGCGCTGACCGTCCAATACGCTGTGTGGCCGTCCACGGAAAGCGCCACGGGGTACGCCTCCGCGTCCCTGCTGGAGCGCGGACGCTGGACTAGCAGCAAAGGTGTGCCGCCCGGCCAGTCTGCCTCAAAAGCTGAAAGAGGGAAGGCTACCCGCATCGCGTCGTTTTCCCCCTGATGCCGCAGACAGATCGGCTCACGCCTGCTTGCGTTGACTGTAATCATATGATTTCTCCCTTCTCGGTGTCCAAGTCTGGCACCGTCATGCTGGATTTCCAAAGGCGAACGCCACGACC